CTCATTGTGTAAACGTACCAATGGAAGGGAATAAAGCACGGGTGCATTGACGTTTAGGTGCTCGAACTCCAGCCATATCAATAGCTCCTGCTAACTCAAATTCTACCACTTCTCTATTTTCTGCTGACTTTCGATCTACTGTAAATATCTGACGTTTAAACTCTGCTGTAGGATCTGGTGTTCCTAATGGATTACTACCACCACTAAAATTTGCAGCGTCAAGAAATCTTGCCATTGTTCTAATCCTTGTAAACGTAGCACCTGTTAAATCATTACCAGCCGTTGTTTGATTAACAAGCAAAAGTATAGCTGATATAGTTCCCAAGGCATTACTGACAACAAGTTTTGGTCTTGGAATTTGACCACGTTGATATGCAAAACCTGTGGCTTCTATAGGAAACCTTTGATAAGAATTACCAGCCCATACTATTTCACCATTAGCATTAAGATTAGATCCAGAATGAAATCTATATATTGTTGTTGCACCATGTAAAGAGTTGTCTAGCTGTAATGTAAAGAGTTCAATAATTGCAGAGGGATTTATCTTTTGAACTTCACTAAATACAGGATCAGTACTCATGGTTCAAACACCTCTCTAAATGTTGCTTGTATTGTCGCTCTGTTTAAATATGGAATTGATTTAGACCATGCTTCACATACAAATTTAGATGAACTAGCTTCTCCTGGTGGAGTAAAATCAAAACTGGCACTATCATTTGCTCTTGCATCTAAAAATGTTTCTATAGTATCTGCATCTGTTTCTGATACTTCAAAAGTAAAATTAAATGTTTTTGGATTCTGATGTTGAGCCAATCCAAACAATATTCTATGTTCATAACCATCAGCAAAACGAACTGTTCTAGTATTTGGCTGTGATCTTTTTTGCTGTCCGTAAGTTGGAGTAATTGAAGGAAAAGTAGCCATTATGCAAGTAAACCTCCAGGTCTTTTCTGCTGTACTAATTCAGATTGTACCGCTACAGATATAAGACGACCAAGTTCTCTACTTTGTTGTTCATCACCTTCAACAGAAGAACCAGAAGCATCTACATTTACTATTACATTTGTAGATCCACCAAGAGCATGGTTTGGAATTATAGTACCTTTTCTGTCAGGAACAAAAACTTCTGGCCCTCTTTCTCCTACAACAGAAGGTCTACCAACAGGAGGTCTGCCACCATTAGCAAAACTATTCATCGTCAAATTATTCGGATTTGTTGGTCCTCGATTAAAACCCGCAAAAACATCAGTAGCTCCACCTCCAAACATACCACCAAACATTCCTAAAATACTTCTCTGTAGTTGATTTGCTATCATTCTTGCAGCCATATCTAAGAAATAACCTGCAATTCTATTAGTCATATTTCTAAAGGCATCAGCAACAGACATAGTGCCCATAATTATACCTTTAAAAGATTCTTGGAACGATGAACCTATTGTTTGAGATAAACCAACAACTCTCATACCCACATCATTTAACTGTTTCATTTGTTGGTCTAACATAATCATTTCAGCTTGAATAGGATTAGCTAAAATTTCTGCCTGTTCTATTAATATATTTTGAAGTTCTATTTGTTTTAGTAAATTATTAATTTTGCTTTGATTATTTTCTGCTTTAGCTATATCTAATGCAGATTCGAGAGAAGATAATTTATTTTTTTGTTGTAATATATTAAGTTCTTTAGGTAGTAATGTTAAACTTTCTTTTTGTAATTTTATTCTATTATCTAAATCTGCTAATGAAGCTTGATTTTTTAATTTATCAATATTTACAAGTCCTTCTGCATTTTTAACAATTAATTTTTGATTTTTTAATTTTTGATTTAAAATGGCTATTTCATTTTTTAAAGAATCTGTTGTAATAAGTTGATTTTCTTTAGTTTTTAACGTAAGTTCTTTGTTTAATAATGTTAATGTATTTTTTTCTTTTTGTAAGTTTAGTTCAGCAGAAGTCAACTTAAATCTATTTTTTTCTATTTCAAAAGCTTGTTGTAAAGGTACAATATTTCGTAGGTTAAAAGTGTCATCAGCTAATTTTTCTAGATCTTTTAATTTTGGATCAGGTGAATTGTTATTAGGAAGATTGTTATTTGTAATATTATTTTGATTAGTTTTAAATTCAAATGGACTCATATCATATCCCAATAAAGTTCGATACATATTTGCTGCTACAATTTGAAATTCTGCAAAACTTAAATTTTGTTCTTTCCGTATTCTACGAGAGGACTCTTTAATCATCTTTATAGTATTATCAATATGCTGTTTATCCCCCCCTGTTGCACGGATTTGCTCCGCTAAATCAATCTGTAGATTCTCTATAACTTTTTCTTGATTTAATTTTCTAGCAAAGTCAATAATTCCAGCCAAAAATGGCCCTAAAGAATTAGCCATTAATAATGTAAGTTCAGTACCTAACTGATTTATTTCATTATTAAATTTAGTCATTTTTTCTGCATTTTCTTTTATTTGTCCCTGACTTATTCCAAATTGCTCTTCAAACTCTGACAAAAGAAGAGTTGCAGCAGAAGATGTTAAACCTAATTTTTCCAATTCAAGTGCTAGTTTGCCTGTTGGTGTATCAACTAAACCTAATTTTGTGACTAATTTTTCTATATTTTCTGTAGGTTTTGCAAGTGCTTTTGCTAAATCATCTAAAGCACTTCCAATAGTAGTGCCAGCTATAGATAATGCAAAACCAAATTGACCCATACCAGGTATTGCTGATAAAGCTCCTCCAGCTAAACCACCTAAACCTCCACCAATAGCAGCAGTTGGACCTTGCCCAAATAGCAAAGGAAAACCACCACCAATAATTCCACTACCTATTGCACTTGCAGCACCTCTTCTAACCATTCGTTGCCGTGTTAATGCTTGTTCTTTTCTTAGCCTTAAATCTCTTAGTCTGTTACCTCTAGCTAAAAGTTGATGTTCTCTTTGTTCTAGCGTTTGCATCCCTGTCTGTGCTCTTAAAGCATTATCTATAGCTTTTGTTCTAGTAGTTAATGCTTTTTCATATGTTTTTTCACGTTTTATCAAATTTTCTATGGCTTTATTAAATTTATCAGATCCAATACTGCTTTTGTCTAGCTGCTTTCTTGTAAACTGAATTCTTTTATTTAATTTATCTAAGTCTTTGCTTCCTTGAACAGCAAGTTTTAGATTTACTGTATATTCAGCCACTTAAAAATTAAAATATTTATCTCATTCTACCTCTTTTCCCTTTTAAAGCACTAGTTGTTTGTGCTTCTTGTTGATGCTTTTTATAATCTTCATGTTCAAGTTCAGCATAAGCAGCCCAACCTATCATTTCTTCAATAGTTAAAGTTTCTGATAATTCAGCAACGGTTTTACCTAGTTCTTTGGCTAATGAAAATAAAAACTTCCAATCATTATTAGCTTTTTAAATCGGCTTTAGCCTCTGATACCTCCTTAGTCTGTCCAGCTTCTATCATTGCTAACTGAATTTCCTGTAAAATAACAGCTTCAACTTCCCTTCTAAGAGATGCTTTATCTCCGTCTTGAAAAAGTCTTGCACCATCTTTATCTAATGCTTTTTCAATCATAAGTTGTAACGCAAATTCATTTGCATCTTCACTCATAGATTTTTTTTGTATTGATTCTCTTTCTGCAATAGTTAATGGGTGCCAATATACAGTAAAAATAATCTTATTACCTTTTTTTACATCATGTTGATATAGCTGGCTCACACCAAAACTATTCTTTAAAAGTTCGATTGCTCTAGTCATAAATAATACAATGCTATTCTATTATACTAGGCATTAGCTGAAAATTGGCAAGATATTACACCAACGAAATGACTTCTATCTTCAATTTCAAGCATTGTAGGCCCGTTTATATCCTGTACTCTTGGCTTTACACTAAAACTATCAACATAAGTAGAAGCATTTACAGAAGTTAGTCCATTAATTACACTTTCAGCTATAGCAGACAAATCTTTAGTGCCTTTACTCTTTGGAACATAAATATTGCATTGAATTACACCTGAGTAAAAATCAGAACTAGCTCCTTGATTTTGTAATGTTGATTGAGTGTAATTAACCATCATCATTACATATTTTTTAGTCTTACCTGAAGTCGTAAAAGTAACATTGTCATAAACCATAGAAACAGTTGGATCTACGTCTGTTACTGCATCTGTAACTGCTTTTTCAAATGCTGCTCTTGTTTTTACTAAAGTCATAATTAAAGTACGTCAGAATAACCAATGCTAGATTTTACACTACCAAAACCTTGTATTTGTTCTTTTGCACCTAGCAAGAATAACTTGCCTTTTTTCTCCTTCATATTATCTCGTATTATTTGAGCTAAACGACCTTGAACAAAATTTTGTATCTTACCTCCTTCTAAAGCGTAAGCTGCATATTTAGCTCTATTGCCAATATAAACAGCTTTTTTTATATCAAAAACTCTTGTTACAGGAAATCTAGCTTCAACTTTATTAGGAGGATTATATGGCTTCTTTTTACCAATTTCTGCAAATTTAGACCAAGGTTTGTGATCCTTTACTTTTTGTGTTGCTTTTGGAGGAGTATTTGCAGCTTTCCAACTCGATGCAAAAAATCCTGTATAAACAGGACTATGTTTTTTTGTAGTCAAACTAGCATGAGTTTTTTTAATAACTTTATTAAAATCACTATTGATAAGAACTTTCATGTCTGCAATAGGATCACTTTTAGAAAAATCTTTAGCCATCAAAACCGCACCAATACTGTAAATAAATAAACCTGCCCACCTTTTCTAGTATCTATATCATAAATCTGTGCTGTTCTTGTCTCTCCCGCATATGTAAGTTGTATCTCATCATCAAAATCAACTTGATTATCACCAATCAAATCGGGAGTGATATACAATTTTGCCTGCCTAATCTCTTTACCTTCGTCATCTTCAGATTTAATAAATTCAATAGGTACTTTTAAATTTAAATAAGTAGTATCAATAGTAATTTGCTCAGAAGTATCAATGTTATAACTTGATCTACCTTTTTTTACATAGTTAATCGTTGCATCTAAAGATTTACCTAAATCAGTTACTACCTGTTTAGCTACACTTTTTAGTAATGAGTCAAGTTGTCCTGCCATTATCCTCTAACCACCCTCATTTGAAAACTACCAGCTCCACCAAGTATATATGCACCTAAATAACTTTGTAACCAAGGGTAGACATCAAGAATATTATTAACAGAACCAGTACCTTGACTATCGGTATTATATTTAACCTGTATATCACCTAGTTTTACTTCTTCAAAATTACCTGCTGTTCCTGTATTTCCTGTCATAGCATCAGTATCATTTGCCAAAGCTCTAGCTAATTCATATTGTGCGTATTTGATATTCAACGGAATAGTAGAACAAGCTAACTCAACACCATCAACTTGATAATTATTTCTTGGAAACTTCAATGCCTGTCCGTCATCACATCTATCCCCATAAAATACAAAACTATCAATCCATCTAGTTGCTGATATTAATGCTCTATTTTTCTGATCATCTGTTTTATTAGTCCAAGTACTCGAATCTGGTACGGTTTCAAAATAAGTATTAGCTTCTGTCAAAGTGACATAGCTATTTGCATTAGCATCTTTTATAGTTGCATTTATAGTAGCTGCCACGATTGATAAAGTAATTTAGTTTTATTGTAGCGTAAAGAAAAAACCCCACCAATAATTGATAGGGTT